AGTCCGTTGAGAATTGCTCCCCAATTCCCTCCAGGAATGAGCCCGCTAATCATCGCACTTCCAATGGTCATGAGAAGCGCTCTGATAATGCGTTCTGCCATAGCATCTTCATTCCAAAATCGTAAGAATAGATTCTTCATAAAATCTCCTTTTATGCGGCGTCATTAAAGAATTCTTTAGAAAATTCTTTAACCAAATGCATTCGTGCAAGCCATCCACGTCTGAACTTCCTCTGTGAAGGGCGTTTACTGAGGATGAATAGCATCTCAGATCTGTATGCAATGAATGCTTTTACGAATTCATCTGCATTAGCATTTTGAATTGCAGCGATCGTCGGCTCATCAAATACTCCAGTCTGTTGAATGCGCAGTATTCTCTGCGCATAGAGAGCAGCTCGTCCTGGTCCGGAATGAACTGCGCAATCAAAGAGAACGAATGAGATGGCTGGATGAAATGTATCCCCACATATCGGATACCAATAAAAAGAGTAATATATTTCTTCGATCTCCGCTAATTCAATATTTCCTACAAAGACAGTAGGAAGGTAATGCGCCTTTCGAAAAGCATCATACGTGGCTTGTGTAATCCCGACATTAGTCGCGCCACCCCTATCCCCAGGACAATTGACGTATCCTCCCTCTAACCGCTTGATGAAGGCGAAAGCAAGGATAAAATTCTTTGATTTATTAGAGAATTTGGGTTGATTAAGAGTAGGCACTGTCTTTACACCGGGTTTGAAGTGTATTTAAATCGACTAATAGTTTGAGAAAAGCCGAGAATGGTATGATTACTAAAGGGTCTTTAACGCGATTCTTCTTTATGATAACCGCAGGATTAGCGTACCCTTTCCGCTTGGCGTTTGCAACTGCCTGATCGTACGCCGCCCAAATATTGACTCGTTCTACGTTCTTTGCTTCGATGCCGAAAGGGATGATTGCATGGGCCGCTCCTGTCATTTGAATATCCACCCCTTGTTCTCCCATCAGGGCTGGACGAAGGTGACATTCGAGAGTTGGAAATGCAGCAACAAATTGCTCAACAATAAAATTTTGTAGAACACGAGCTTTCGCTTTACATGATTTTACAGTCACCGAGAATCCATCCTTCACTTCTAAGTATATCTGTCAGTAATTCTGGAGTTGTACGCAAATGCCTTATGACAGATCTACGCATTTGATCTGAGCTAACACTGAAGAATACGCAAATATTCGCAAATGATGATGGCCACTCCTCATCTGTAGAAAGGAGCCATGCTATCGCTGTCACGACATTCGATCTCATGGTGACTGGCATTTCTTCCCATCGGTATTCTAACAATCGAGACAAATCCGCGAGGGATAAAAGAAATATTTTCTTGTATAAATCATATTCGGTCCTACTTCGAACGGCATGCACGTATGCATCATGACCGTCATGAGATACTTCGACTCCCCACGCATGCAGCAAATGAACAAAAGAAACAGCATCTCCACCACGACCGTCATGGAACATCTGCTCTCCTCTTTCGGCTGACGATATAGTGGATCATGGGTTGAGAGATGGACACCCCCCGTTCCTCTGCGTATAGTTTCTTTATTTTTCCTTGAGACATTCCAAGCTCGTATAGATGTCGAATCTCCTGCACATCTTGAGGACAAAGTTTTCCGTTCCTTTTGTTCGCAAGACAAAGCTCTGGAGACGCTGTCTGGACTAGTCGAGAAAAATTAATTCTACGCGGCATGATTATAGCTCACATTGACCTCCAGCACAGGCAATCTCTTGCGCTCTAGAGGTCAAATCATCGTATTCATGGATGTTTGTAAGATCGATCTCTTGAAGATATGGGACAAGATGCTCGTATTCCGTCTTCGTGATGCTCTCAAACGGAGCCTGGACGTAAGTTCCTCCGTCGTGAGGAAACACAGCAAGCCCATTATATGCATCCCTATTCGTCCACATCCAATCTCCGACGTCATCCCATTCTTCTTCTCGTACAGAAACCGTTGTTGATACATTATGTGTATTGTGGCCAGAAGTATGGCCTGCCACGATCCATGTGTCGTGGACGTGCTTCACCCGAGTCAAAAGATCTATAGCAGATTCCCCTCCACGGAGAATTGCTCCGTCGGGAGCGGCAACTGGGATGGAGATAACTGCTTCAAGAGACGGTTTGAAGAAATCATCTTCGATGAGGTCTGGGATACGAGTTTCCAAATACGAGTACAGTGGCTCATTTTTCATAAGACGAATCCTACGTAAAAAGTACCGATCATGCCACGCATGTATCCCAGACGAACATCCGAGCACAAGAGATGAAGTGCCAGAAGGTTTGACAAGAGTTGTCCTCGCGGCTGGATTAATCCCAATGAGTTTGGAGACTCCTTCATTGACGGTCTTTACAAGCTCCGCTGCTGCAATCAGATCTAGTTGCAGAACACGTCCAGACGCTATCCCGGTCATTCCAACGCCTAGGAGAGCATCTTTTTCCGTCGTTCGTCGCCACACATCTCGAAGGTAATGGAAATTTGTATATCCGGCCTGCAACGTTGCGATGAATGACGCAGCGGCGGCTCGCTCCTCAAGTTCTTGTTGGCAAGAGACATCTGAGACATTGATATCAACTAAATTACAAAATTGATTCGCCCGTAATGAGACTTCAGCACAAGGGTTCGTCGCGACTTCTGAATCATTTGTGAAGTAAATCCCAGGTTCTCCAGACCCAGATTTTGATACACGTTCCCACAACATACGAAAGTCTGCTTCTTTGACGCGATGCCTCAATAGAACAACGGAATTGTTGGCGCGGGCGCGTTGCGGATTCAGCTCATACCACTTCCCAACTTTAGAAGTAAGCATTTCCTCGTCGTCAAAAGAGAATAGAGAGATCATGGCACTACGGCGAATCCCTCCAGCCAAGACTGCATCCGCAATAAAACACATGATGTCGTGTACTTCGATCGGTCGAAGTTTTTCACCATTGGACCTTCGTTCGAACACTTTACGAATGTTGTGAAGACAATCTTGCAGCGGTTCTGGACCAGGGGCTTTTCCTCCTGCTGTCTTCAAAATCGATCCACGAGGACGGATATCACTGAAATCAAAATCTGGAATAGGCGTTCCAAAGAAATAACTTTTTGTCAACACTTTGACGGCATCCGCCCACCCTTCAATGGAATCACCAACCAAGAATCGACGGCGCTTCGTACTTTTCGTGATTTCAGGAAGTTCTGAAACGTGGTGAAACTGAATAGAGTATCCAACACCAGTTCCTCCAAGAAGCAAGAAAATGGCTTCGGAGAAAGCCTTCCAGTGATTCATGGGCATGTACGCACAATTATAGAGTCTAGAAGGTGATAACTCTATCGGACGACCGGAAAATTGAAGAGATCGCATGGACGGAAGGATCTTGTGCTGGCGAACAAAGTCAAAAGCGGATTGTAGCGTGGATAGAAAATCAACACTTACTTCTCCGTATTTTCTGCGATGCATATCCACGGTTCGGCTACAGATCTCTTGCCATGTTTCCCGTCGATTCTCCCGTGGAAGATGTCGAGCATATTTTCCGTACACAGTCAATTCCGATAGGACTTTATGAGAAAGATCCATCACGCCTCCGCAAGCTGTGAGACGCCATTACGCCATTCCACAGTGAGTATTTTTGAAAAATAATTACTTAGTTTATCAGAGTGCGTGATACAAAAAACAGAATTACGTTCTTCAGCTAAGTGATGTAATAATGTGATAGCACGCTCAATTCCGACATCATCTAACCCTTCGAATACTTCATCAAGTACTGCAAAATCTAAGGTGTGTCCAAGGCGAGCACGGGCAAGATCACCTAATGCGAAGGTGCAAATGATGTCTGCCCGTCGGCGTTGGCCGTCGGAGCACCCTTCGTAATCGCCACTGGCGTCATTCATCTCGACACGAACATCGAATTTTTCTCGTAGCTCTCCGCTTGACAGCTCTGTCTGCGTATAGAAGGTAATACGAAGTTCTCCGTCCGTGAGAATCCCTGAATAGAAGGCAGCTCGTTCATTCAGGAACGGAAGGACACCGTCCATGAGAAAGCTTTTGATCCCTTTATTCCCAAACCCCTCCACCCAGAATGCGTATTCCTCTTTTTCTACTTCTGCTTCCTTGTATCCAACTTCGTGTTTTGCGCGTTCGAGAACAAGCGCTTTTCGTGCATTTCGTTCCGCTTCCAGTAATTCAGTAAATGGATTCTTCTCAATGGAATCCTTGATAGATTCGGCAGAACGAATAAATCTAATAATATTGTTTTTAATTGAAGAAATGTATAACGGAGCCTCCTTAAAACGAGCCTGGAGGGACGTGCATTCTTGAGAAACTTGCTGAAGACGAAGGCGAAGCGCAGAAAGCTCAGGATTTCTTTTCGAGGCAAGTTGAGTGAGCAGGTTTGTCAGCCGATCAATCTCTTTCTCGAATGTTATTGCTTTTTCCTGCAAAACACGAATGAGTTTCTTCGCCTTCGCTTCAGAAAGTTTTTGAGCACACGTGGGACAACCTTGTTGGAACTTTTGAATCTTTTGAATCTCTCGTTCGACTCTCAGGCGTTCCCACATTGCCAGCTTATGCTTTTCTGTTACTTCTTCTTCTTGGGCTTCGACTTCTTTGGCGCGTTCTTCTTCGGCGCTGATGGTGCAGCGAAGCCGGCTCCGCTCGTCATCTTTGATCCGGAAGTCTTCTTTGGCGCGTTCTTCTTCTTCTGAGGCATGTTGTATCTCCTTGTTTCCTGCTTCTATATCAGCCTGGATCTTCTCCAGTCGGCTGTGTTGTTCGGCAGTATACTCTTTCTCTCGTTGACTGAGCGTTTCAATGTTCTGTGAAATTTCATTGAAACGGGTTTGTAGTTTCTGTATGAGAGAAGATTCTAGTATAGACTGCTCTTTCGCAATTGTAAACTTTTTAACGGCCTGTGCTCGAAATTGTTCAAGGTCTGTGAAGTTTAAGATCTCATCGAGGATCTTTTTCCTACTTGCGTCATCGAGTTGTGTGAAAAATTTCATACTGCCACGTCCAATGACGCAAGCGGACATGAACGTTTCATAGGACATTCCCGACAGAACTTCTTGTTCTACAAAGTCTTTCACCTCCTGGTTACCGGATCGTGTATGCCCGTCAACATTCACGAACGGCTTTGAAATGCGTTCGTGCTTTTGCGGTCGTCCGACGGTGAAACATCGTCCGTCATCAAGCACACCATCGATCTCGACAAGACAATTTTTTCTTGCGAATAAGGAAACGACTTGACTTCCTTTGTACCCTCGAAGTGTCTTTCCAAATAAGCACCAAAGTAACGAGTCCGGAAGAAGTGCAGACTTTCCACTTCCATTGGAATTGGACATCGCTCGATTGAAAACCCTGCCTTGGATGAGAATGAGTCCTTGATCGTGCAGATCGATGGTCGTATCCGCATGAGACATGAAGTTCTGAAGCCGAAGATTAGTGAAATACATTACAGATCAGTCGTCAGGCCAACAGATTTCACATCCGAGATTGAACAAAGGACAGCACGAAGAACAGAATCCGTTCTCATGTAGCGTTTCAATTGGAACTGTTTCGTATGTACAACGCCTATTCCGACAGTGGACTTCTCGACTGAGTAATACATTGCTTCGCGGCATCGAGGAGACGGCCTCTGTCGGCGTCAGGCGATTTTTGGGTAATGTACGAGCCACACACGTCCTCCCATGTCGTCAATTTGAGTTGTGGGCGTTCTGGAACCCTTTGCGCTGAAGAATCGATGAATGTTAATGTCCATCCTCTTGACGAGCAGAACCTGTCATTTACGATTCGTGGTTGGATGGAGTGGTTGGCAATCGTGATTTTGTAATACGTATTGTCATCTACGACGTACTGTTCGACTTCGTCAAGAGAAGAGAACGATACAGCAACAAATTGCGGACCTGGGAGTGGAATGCTCAATGGAATTTCCGTGTCTGTCTTGTAGAAGATGGCTCGGCGTTGGCTCCCGACATCAGAGAAATTACGCTGCACAAAAGATCCAACGTAAGAAACGTTCGTTCCATTAAAAAACTGTGGTTCATGCACGTGCCCTAGAAACGTCCATCTATACCTCTCCCATTCGAGTGAGTCAATGGAGAAATATCCTGGAAGGACGAATTCACTTCCTGATCTTGCTCCATGAACTCCGACGTGTGAGAGGAGGATATGTGTAAGATTCATCGAAGCCATTTTAGAGAGAAAGCGAAAAGCTTGCTCCATCTCTGTGATATTCTCATTGTGAGGAATACACCTCCAGACATGGTCTTCAATCAGGAGATCCACTGGAGAACTAACAATCGTTGCGCCTGTACTAGCCTCTAAATCTTCTAGCGTGTTACGGATTCCTCCAATTGCGATATCGTGATTTCCGACGAAGATGATTTCTCTTATTCCGCTCTCAACGTTTTTTCTGATTCGACTGGCAACTTCAATATACGTGACTGCGTCAATGGTGTTTTTCTTATCAAACAGATCTCCAAGTCGGAAATGCACATTGACGCTTCTTCTCACCATTTCTTCGTGCAGCCAGTCTTCAACGGCGAGCATCTCTGCGAGGCGCGAATTGACCCCCGTGCTAAGAACTGTAGAAAACTGCTTATACGCGTCGTAGTGGTGATCTGAAGTAATACAGACCAAACCCATCAAAACAGTCCGAGTTCGATTGCTGCGCCGAGCGAAAGCGTGAGGCTCCCTGAGTCATCTACATTTCGCACTTCGGACGAATCGGAGATGTCTGTGTACTTGACCCAGAATTGATCCTTATCCGTGGTTTCAAAGAATTCCTCTACTCGACAGAGAATTCTTTTCTGACCTTCGTCGTCATCAATTACACTAATTCCTTCGATTGTCACTTCAACGTCATCATAGGTCTTGCGGGTTGACGCCATGGCGGATAGCCTCCTTTATTTCTTTAGTAATTCTACTTCTTACGTGTTGCTGTGGAAGATCATACTTCGCGCAGAGTTCACCAATCTGCGCTCCGGCAAAATAGTCTTTTATCAAGGCTCGATCTCGTTTCTCCCGAAGGATCTGGAGCGCGGACGGAAGAAGTCTCCCGGAATAAAGCTTACACAGATAAACGGCTTTGACTTCTCCGATGACGGAAACTAATTCGAAAAAATTAAGTTTTTTCGGATATTGGGAGTATCCTGTTTTCACTTTCGATTTGATTTCGCTCAAAAGAATTCCTCGGTGAGTATTTGAATAAGATTCGACACAGAAGGATCAACGCAAATGATCCAAAAATTCCGAGTTTTGGGAACTGAAAAATGTTTCGAAGACAAAAATCCCAACAAATTAAAACTAATATTGTTTGTAATCCGTTGTTAATGATGGCAAATAGGAGCCATGCTAACCATTGTGTAGAAGGGTCTTCCGGTTTAGAGGGAGGAGGGCCATTTTTATTCCAGGGTTTCCCCCCTCGCAGAAGAACCAGATCCACTACCCTACCCCATCAACGACGCCTTCTTCATCTTCGCTGGGAATGAGTTCGACATTCTGTTCGAAGATTAGCTTCGTTTTTGCTTTAAGTGCTTCGTATACTTCTGGGTTTGACCAGGATTCTTCTATGAGCATGTGCTTTCTCATCTGCCGGCCTTCGAAGTCTACCCATCCTTTCTTTGAACCAAATGCTCCTTTAGCGTACAGGAACTCGACAATGGAAGCATGGTCATCAATTCCAAGATGTGGTCCACGAACATTGATGAAGTACTCGACTTCTTGACCAGGAGGATTAAATCGGTTCTTCACGATTGTCGCTCGACAAGTCAGAGACTGAATCTCACCCGCTTCTTTATTCCGCTTTGTCGTGATGAGCTTGATGCGGGTAGAGGCGAAGTACTTAGGACCAGTACCTCCCCAGCTTATCGTCTTCTCTGCAAAAGGCATGGTTTGCATACGGAAGATCTCGTGGTTGGTGAAGATGAAAGCTACGTTCTCAGTTGAGATCTCCCCAACCAACTTCCGTAATGCCTTTCGGATGATTCGTTGAGCAAGCCCCATGGCGATCTCTTCATCAAAAGACTGCAATTTCTCTGCCAGAGGGGGGAGAGCGGCAAGGGAGTCTAATCCGATGACAATAGTGTTTTTTTGGTTCCTATCACGGGTCTTCTGGATGATGCTGTCTACGGCGATCCAACAGTCTTCTTGCGTTTTGACTTCTATGTGTCCAAGTTCTTCGTCACGAATTCCACAGAGGCGCTTGGCGAAATCTTTACTAGTGCCGAACTCGGCATCGAGGTAATATGAGTATCCACCGCGCTTCTGATTTTGCGCCAGAAAGTCCAGTTCAAGAAGTGTTTTCCCAGTCTGGACATCACCATAAACTTCCATCACTCTTCCTACAGCTGCACCGCCGCCGATGGCGAGATTGAGCAAAGTGCTGGAGGATGGAATATACTCTGTTGGATCAGAGGAAAAGAGTTCGTCGCCCATAATCCCAGCGGTGATCCTGGTTCCTAATCTCTTTTTTAGATCCTTTAAAACAAGTCGAAGTACATCTTCAGTTTGTGTAGTCATAGCTCAGTTGCTCTCCCTCCAAGCAACAAATCCGGGTTAGACAACTTTCCCCTTTCTGGGCAACTCTAGGAGGAACGTGATCGGATGGATGTTGCCCAGCAAGCCCGGCCCTGACGGTTTTAGTATTCGCGATCTTCTAGTAATGATCTGTCGATCACCTCGTCTACATCATCGGATGAAGCATCGTCATCTGGGAAGAGGTTCTGCTGTGCGACAGGTCTTGGCCGAGAAACCGGGCGCGGAGCGGAAGTGTGTCTTGGTTCCATGAGCCATTCAGTCAATGTGTTTGCTGGAACGATGTATCGAGAAACGTAGTCTTCGAGTGACCTTCTCTTCTCTCTCCAGTCCTTGACTGGGATCTCGGACTTATCGCCGGTCGGCTGGACGTTCTTGATGATATTCCACTTTTCCTGTTTCCCGTATGTAACGGAAAGCACCTGGCCTTCAGTCGGATGGACGATATTTCCCCAGCGCTTGAACATGGGCTGGATAAAATCTGCCATGGCGGACTTCGAGACTTCCCATGTCATGACTCCAGACTTCGGGTCATCCATGTTTACAATGTTCATGACAAACCGAGGACGGCATCTGCACTTGTTCGCAAGCTTGATCGTCGTTTTGTCTTCGACGTCGCCCATGCGTGCTTCTGCGTACATTCCGTTGACGGCGCGGCACATCGGGCAGTCCTGTTCTAGTGTTTCCTTGAGACAGGCAACTGCTTTCCGATTCGGATCTGCCCCACCTGCGATGAGCAGGATGTCGTAGTGTAACCCAAACTTTAAAAAGTATAGTCCTTTCGTCGTTGGTGGGAGAATCCTGATGTTGAATTCTCCTGGCTCCTGGGGAGCGAATCGTCCGGACGAAGCAGTTTCTCGTTTCCAGACTTCATTCAGCAAATCCATATCGAGCGTGTCATCATCAATTTCGTGTTGTTTCGATCGTGCTGGCATTCGGTGTCTCCTTCTCTGAATCGGTGTAGTTCAACGTTGGCGGGGTTCCGAGCGAAAAGCCTCTAGGGGTTCTATCTCAAGAAGGTGGAAAGGTTTTGCTTGGGAACCCCGCCAATTCGAAAAATACCACGGAAAAATTTCCGTGTCAATAGTCGTGCTTCATTTTTCGATTTAGCTCGGATATCGTTTTTTCCCAGGTTTCTTTGAATCCGAGCGCGTTAAAATAAAAATCGAGTTCATCTGCTAGTTCCATAGAAATCTCGATTTTTGTTCCAAACGGAAGAAATTCTATTTCTGGAGTAAGTCCGTCAGATAGCATTAACTTACCTAGATCATTCAAGGTCTGCGTATCGGGATAACGCCATGCGACGCGCATTCCGTCCAAGGGTTCGTGTTTCTGAATCCATGGGAAGTGCTTGCGACATCTGGATGTATTTTAGGCTGCGTTCTCTCTGCTCATAAGCCCGCACGACACCACGGACCAACGAGAGGTAGTGTGTGGCTTCGACGACTTTGTCGTCTGCTGCCACGGTGCGTTCATCAACACGAATTGCAGCTTTGATCGCCGCGTCGGTGACACGTCCAACGCCTTCCACCCCCGTACTCCGTAGCGTTCGATGGATGGTAGCTTCGAGAATGTCACGTTCAAGACTAAGATAGGAGACGGTTGCCTCCGCTCGCGCACATACACGAACGGCTTGGACGTATCTGATCGGCTGTTCGGCCCATTCTTTTGCAAGGTTTTCTTCATCGATTCTTAAGAGCGCTTTCAGCTCCTCCAATTCAGTATCCTGCTCTAACTTTGTCATGTCTCTCTGTTTCATGTCAATGCGAAGCTCCTGTGTTCCCATTTTTTTTGGAACTTTTCTCGATACTGCATATGCTCACGCATCCAAGGGATACCTACTGTGGCACACATTTCTCCAAGATGCGTCACATGTCCATGAAAGGGGATGTGAGGAGAAATGCCACGAGACTCTTCAACCTGGAGACAAAAATCTTCTACACACAAGTGGAAGCCATCGAACGTTTCTGTGTCAAACGAAAAACCGAATAGTGATTTCGGGATGAATATGGAGCAACTGTCCAACGTAGAAACGAACCGAGGAGCAACCGAGTACGCGTCCCCAGGAGGAGAAGCCGACCAGATGATATCCCCTCCAAGAGATTTCCCGACGACTCCGACGAGTCTGTCGTGAAGCCATGCGTGGTGCGCAAAGAGCATGTCGTGGTGTTTCTGGGCGAACCTGATGTCTGCGTGGATCATCCCGACGACATCTATGTCATGCGTTTGCCCGAGTTGTAATAGGTAATTCCCGAAGAATCCGTTTCCCTGGAACATCTTCGTGGAATTATTCACTCGAATCAGGATGTCTGCGCCCATCTGGTCCAAGCCTTCGAATCCTTCTGCTGTTCGGCCGAGGATTCCGAGGAGGTAGCGCATGAGAAGACTATCGCACACTGATGGGAACTAGTCAATTGAAGAAAATCAATAACGATTTCAGGAAATTCCAAATCCGCTAAGTACTTGATTTTACTCGTGAAACGAGTCAAAATTTTCTGTAAGTACCTGTTTTTGCTAAGGATTCTCTAATCAGAGTGTAAAGCTTCCCATGTTCTAGTTCTCCACTTTAACCTTCAGTAAAAGACACCGACCTTTACTTCGTGTGTACTTTACTGATAAGCATTACCGAATCACTAAATGTAACACGACTGTAACATAAGGGATCGGTTTGCGGAGAATACGAGGCCTATTCTCCGCACGGTGTCCCTGGGGGTCTAGACCGTTGCCGCGTGGCTGTACGGGGCTCTCTGCGCGTTCTACGGGCATTCTCGTCGTCACGGGGTGGCGCTTTGCCCTTTCACGAACGCCATTGTCTGAACTTTGTCTGATTCCACTATCGATTCGAGTAGAAGATACTGATATCGACTCATCCAATCAGAAATTCCCCTTTCGGAGAAGTACCACGGTACGGTTTCAGGGGAGAAAAATGGTGATGTCTGAAGTTCGAAGGGTTCATCCAGGTCGAATAGAGGTAATGAGATTACTACGATCGTTGGACGAACGAGCATCAGAAGCTTTTCTGGTCGTTCGATACGCGGGAATTCGTCCATGATGGCGAGCAGTGCGACATCATCTGTTGGAATGTACTCTTCAATGTACGCGCTGATATCGAGGAGTTGGTGGACTGTCTTGAAGGAATGTCGTGGTTCGTATCCAACGACGGAGTATCCGAGTTCGTAAAGGCTTGCGAGAAGGTATCCCGTTCCCGCCGGAGCGACGACGACTTTTCCTGGAGGGATATTCGGTGATTCAAAGCTCCGTTGGATGAGGTCAATTCTGGCTTGCATTCGTTGTTCCTGATTTGAATCGTACTCGAATTGACGCAGAGCAGCAGCTTCTTTGACGTCTGGAAGCGGAAGATTGACCATGCTTTCCGCTACTCCGCAGGATGAGCAGAGTTGCATGTAGTGAAAATTCCTCATCAATTTGTTGCAAATGGAACAAAACATTGTATGCTCCTTAAGAGGAAAGGTCTGCCAAGGTGTATCTTCTATCCTGGTTTTTTCCACTCCAGCGTTTTTTCCGTGGAGGGATTTCGTCTTCGCATCCTGGGACGAGATGTTTCCATGTTTCTCTACGCACGATTAAAGAAATTGTCATTTTACTTACATTATATTGTTTTGCAAGCGCATTCATACTTAATTGCCTTTCATCATACATTCTACGAATATTGAGCACATCTTGATTTTCTAATTTTGCACAATGGTGGTTTTCCCCGAAGTCTTTTCGACTTACGAGCTTCCGATGATACGGACTGATGCAATCGATATCTTCGCATGTTCGGGCTAGGCGTTTGTCGTGAGGGAGTTTTCCGTAGACATGTTCCCATACGCTATTGTATGACCGATACGGCCACTTTTTGTTCCAGAACCAGCATTGCGATGGGCCGTCGGAACAGTAGATGTTCCAGTAAAAAGCATCGCCGTCATCTTTTGCACACCGAGCATTATATTTCACTTCTTCTTTTTCTTGGAATGTTAAAAGATCATCATTCTTATCGCCAACTTTGTCATCAATCATATCTGTATCTCCTTTAGATTCCCGAAATGGATTCCCGTTTTGATTTCCACAGGGAGTGGGACGAGAAGCCAATCTTTGAGTACGTCTTGTGGAGTAGTCTCCATGATGTTTTTGCAGAGCTTTGCCGCAGAGTGAACGTCTCCTTCCGGGACTTCTAGGAGGAATCCGTCATGGAGATCATTAACGAAATACCACGGTAAGTTCTGCTTCCGAATGTGCCGAAGAATGGCGTTCATGGACAGCTCAAGAAGATCGTGTCCGAGGCTTTGGACAACGTGGTTCCATCCTTCACGGAGCGCACGCTGTTGGATTTTTGGATCATTGGACTTCTTGGCGTGGGGAAGCCATCGAATGTGTCCAGTAGGCGTCGTGACATACCCGTTTAATGCTGCGAAGGATTGGTATTCCTCGATGGTTTCAAAGAGATCGACGTATTCTTGCCGCATCGCGGCAGCGACTGCCTTGCACTCTCTTTCATCCCAGATGAGTCCAGCTTTGTCGAACATCTCGTTCTGGATTCTGGACCACCCTGCGCCGTAAATGACGGCGAAATTGATGATCTTGGCGCATGGAGAGCGAGAAATATTTAGCTTCTTCGCGACGAGCGTGTGGGCATCATTAGGTTTTGGATTACATCCTTTCAGCATGTTTGCGTCATGCGAGTAGCAAGCAGCGAGTCGAAATTCGAGCTGCTCATAGTCTGGAGAAATGAACTGATATCCAGGCCGGGCTTTAATCAGCATACGAATATTGAATGGACTTTTCTCAATCGGACCATTGAATATTTCTTTTGGAATTCGACTTCCGTCAGGGCAATTTTGCGAGTTGGGTCTGGACGATCCACGCCGAGCACTTTCGGTGAAATTGTGAAAGTCCGGATGAAGCCGACCGTCCTCCCATATCTTTTCGGAGAATCCCTTGATGAACATGCTGTAGTAATAGCTGATTTGAGTAGAAGCGAGCATGCTCATGAGGAGCCTTCGTGCGTTTGGTTGGATGTCTTGTAGAATCATCATTTTAATAGATTTCGCGTCTAGACTATCCTTTTTCCCATTTGTGAGAATCCCAGAAGGTTCTACTCCGAAAATTAAGAATAGTAGTCCTGCCATCTGTGGATAACTTCGAAGAGAAAACTTCTTTTTCTGAGCACGGAGTGAATCTGCGTGGGCAGCAACCTCGGGGATTTCAAGGACACGTGAGTAAATTTGCTCTTTTTCTTCTCTGAAAAACTTCTCTCTCCAAATCCATTCATCCCAGTCGATGAGTAAGCCGTGTTTTCGCATCTCGATGTTCAGAAGATAGCTCGGCTTTAATATGTTGTTATAAAAGAATTTTTGTCCTGTGTTGACGATTCTTTTCGAATACTTGTGAGCAATTTGGATCGTTGTGTCTCCATCACCAGCTCCGTATGGGCTCGCAAGGATATGGAGGGGGATTTCTCCATAATTCGTGATGTCATGGGTTTTCTTGAATTCTTCAAGTTCATCCTGGTATCCACCAGTGTCCGCATCAGTATACGCGAGTGCTTTTAGGGCATGGGTCGTGTCTGGACCGTGGATTGCCATGCTGCCGGTCATAGTGTCGAAGGCGACGTCAATCTCATGGATTGGAACTCCGAAGCATCGTTCGGCAACGATCAGATCTGGTCTGGCGTCATGGACGATGAGTTTTTTCGTTCGGAGAAGATGCGCAATTTTGTCTTTGACATCTCGGCGCCCAAGGAACACGGACTCTTGATGGTCTATTGGGATGAAAACGCCTGTTCGTTTCTTTGTAGAGAAGATGACTCCAAGACATACAAGGTTTGTTCCAAGCCATTCTAATGGTTCAAACTCCGTGTCAAACGCTAGGATATCAGCTTTCTCAAGATCGGCCAGGACATCAGCCAGCTGTGCTTCAGAGGAGACGACAGTATAGCGTTTCTTTAGTCTGGTGAGCTTGTCTGTTTTTCCATAGATCCCATCCAAATACGACTTTGCGACTTCAAGGTCCCGAAGAAAGTCCCGTTCCCGACGTGGATCGGCCAGAAGGCCGGCGGGGCTGAATGTCGGTAGGTACATAATTCCGTCTTGCTGGATGATCTCCCCGTGCCGGCGGGTAATATTGGAGAGGTTGAGAACTGATCGGAGTGGAATTGCGCCAAGCGTAATGACAAGTTTGGGCTGCAATGCTACGATGTCATTGCGGATGAATTGTTTACAGTACTTGATCTGCTTTGTCGTAGGCTTTTCGCCAGTGCAGCGGACAGCGTACCCACGGGTTATAGAGTACTTATGTAATCCTATTTTTCGTTCAAGCCTTTTGAGGTATTGACTCGCATCTCCCTGTGCAGGAGCCCCGATCTCATCGTCGAGACGTTCTGGAGACTCTGAAACGTAAAGGATGTCGTGTGGTTCTCTTCCAACGGTTTCTAGGAAGGGATTTTTTGCACATTCCCATCTTCCGCATGCTTTGCAGTCGTCAGGGATGTTTTGCATGAATATAAGGTTCCTTTCTTTTCTTTTTTAAAGCCCTATGCTTCTCCGAATTAAATGGAAATCTGATAATTTGTAACCTATGGTCGATGGCGTATTGATATGGAACCCAAATAGTGCAAGGAGCAAAATACTTTCTTCGTTTCTTCGGACCACGTGGGCTGAATCCAAGTATTCGGCTTACGAATAGACTGACTTCGTCTGGTCGAGCATAAATACGAATACGTGCTATGACTCTCGCGATGTTCGTTCGAAGGGTCACGGTGCGCCCAGATATGGGGATGCCGTGCTTTACCCGGAGGTAAATGACTAACTCTGCTCTTGGAAAGAGCAGTGCCAGCACTTCCATGGGAATTGGGAGAAGAACTGGGACGCGAGGGATAAAAGGATCATTTGGAAGTTCAGAGTACGTGGCTTGTGCCCACTTTTGAAAATCTTTGAGCCGCGTCGCAAAGGATGTTAAAGTGTCCCATTTCGGCGGCTGAAACGCTTCCAGGATCTTTTCCTTCGTACGATATCGTAACCACTTGTGGGATGAGTCCTGACAAGCAGTATTTAATTCGTGCAGTTGCGTCACGTCCAGCGTCGTCATTGTCGAGTGCGAGGAAGACAGCTCTCGGACGACAGGACAAGAGGGCTCGTTGTTTGGCGTCGTTCCAGGTGCATCCAACGACGGCGACGCCATATTTGGGAATTCTGAGGGCATCTAGTGGCCCTTCAACCAAGAGAACAACCCCTGTTTTCGCTGCTCGATCAAGGTTGAATAGCACATTCGGGACTGCTCCTTCTGATTTTGACGGGGAATCATACTTCAGTTTACATGAATTCGTATAATCACGAGCCTGAAAATACACAAGATCACCATTCCTAAAAAAAGGAATGATGATCCGTCCAGCGTATCGACCTTCGGTACAAAACCCAAGGCTGTAATCTAAAATTACAGCTTCGGGAATGTCTCTGCTTTTCAAGTATTGGAGCGCAATCGTTCCATGAGTACTCCAGAAATCCGTACGGTATTCGGTAGGGAGATGGAGTTGTACAGTCGGTGTGTCTACTTGATCTTGAAAATCAATTTCAATACTAAGATCGAAGCGTTCAATGAGTTCGGCTGCATTTCGTGTTTTGAATCCACAACGAAAGCAATGTCCGAATCCTTTCTGTGTATTGATGTAGAGCTTTCGTTTGTAATCGGATTTTCCTGTGCGTGGAACATGGATCGCATCGGGACAGTTGATCCGAATTTCGCTCATGGATGAATAGGGCTAGAAAGAGATCGTGGCTACGATGGTTAGAAAAACGAAAATCATATACGCCGCAGAAAGAAGATAAACTTCATATGGCATGTGCGTTCCCTCCTGAAAAGGAGAGTATACATCAACGCACTGCGTTAGGCAATTCATGAAGGCGGTTTTGGGCTTTTTGTGGTGAAATGCTTTGTTCGGGATTGAGACAAAAATCAATTTCTTCACGGGGGTGCCTCTTTTCAAAAAATTCTTTTTGCTCTCTTTGGGAAAGCTCGTCAGATTCAGTGTCTAGGAATGCAATTTGCTTTCGTTCCATCCGAGAGAAGTTCACGGCATAGAAATCGTAGTCCTCCCATGCGGCAAACGAGATAGGGAAAAAAGAATTTACGAATTTTGCAATGACGAGGGCGTAATCACGAATCTCCTTTTGTGCATGCGGATTGAGGCGTAAAGAAAGAAAATGAAAAAGATTTCGCAAGTCCATTTTCCAAAAGAACCGGGTGTATGCACTGAGTGGAAGAACATTTCGCGCTTGCTCTCGGGCGACTCCAAGGTTAATCAGTTCTTGGTACGTAGCGAAGTCTTCTTGTGCTTCCGTAATCATCATCCCAGCGGCGAAGGCCGAGGCATCTTGAGTACTCCGGCCTTGAGAATTGGTCGTAGATTGTGTTTTCACTTCGTCTGGAATGAAGAACGTGGGAGGCATGACTGAATACCGTCCGGAATATTCGTTCCAACTTGCTGTGCGGTGTCTGACCCATTGTCGAGCCACAAAGATAGGACAGGCGATATCGAATTTCATGACACACATCTCGAATGGTGAAAGATGTTTGTGACGATAGAGATACCGAATGAGGTGCCGGGTTTCTGAAATTTTGCGGGTTCCTGCACCGTAAGAGATCCGGGCTGCCGCCTCGACGGCTAAGTCCGACCCCATGTAATCCACGAGTCCTACGAATCCGTGATCGTGAACTGGGTAATACTCTCCGATTCCTGTGTCAAACTGCATGTCTATTTCATCTGAGTTAGTGTTGTTTTGATCCATTTTTTCCTTTACGTCGAAGTTTGAATTCCTTTTTACATCCTTGACAAGTTACTTGTCCGATGACAAGATCACGATTCTCTTTGTGACATACTTCGCATTGCCACAGGAACATCTCGCACGGAGGATGGCAAAGGTCGAACTGTACTTCGTACGATTTGATTGTCATTTGAAGTCCTCCGTCTGCTGATTTGTTGTCGAATAGAAACGTCAGTCACAAGCTCGTTATACTCCGACTCTGTGATTTCTTCGATCCAAGAGCACTCGTAATCACCTCGCCAGTAGCTCACGAGATCTTTCCGCTCATTCCGGTTCAAGAACGGAACAATTCGGAAACGGTTGACTGAATAGTCGATTGCATTTTGCTCCATCCCGAACATGGCGTCAACTGCGAATCCTTTTCGGGTCGATCCCGATTGATGCTCTGCGCCAAGACGCTCTGCGTTGAATCCACTAGCGTTAGTTTGAGATGCCGTGAAAACAGGAACTTCATATCTTCTTCCAAGATTTCGGAGTTGAACATATATTTCACTCAGCTCTCTCCACTCTTCCATTCCAGACGGTCCTTTGAGTAAATCAGCGTAATCAATTACTGGAATTGGAGTTTTTCCATATTTTGCTTGAATCATACTCATGTGTGCGTCAATCATTTCTACGGTCGCCATCTTCGCTGGGAATTCTTTGATGATGACATCGCCTTCAGTGTACATCTCGTATTCACTTGTTTGCTTAATGATATCATCCGTAAATTTTTCGATAGAGTTCGTGGGTTTGTGAGAAAGGCACCCGAGATACCGCTGAATACATTCCTTTTGATAGATCTCTAGAGTGTAGTGTACGACAAGATTTCCCATTTGAAAAAGTCCAGCTCCAACGTTGATGAGAAATACTGTTTTCCCACGTTTGGCTGGAGCCATGAGCGCAATCAATTCTCCTCCGTGCGCTCCTCCACGAAGGGACAGGTCAATGGATCGAAGTCCACAAGGAAAGCTCGGGTTTACGTCTGCCTGAATGGCTACTGGCCAATCCTTACGAACGCTGATTCCAAGATCGGTAAAAGTAACTGGAAGTTTCTGAACGTTGGACACATCGAGTGCGAGTTTGTCAATGTTGAATGATTGGAGGTTTCTCCAACACTGTCCAACGATTCCCGCCGCTTCTGCACGCTGGCAAAACGCAGTAAGTTCACTCTGGATAAACTGACGATCCAGATCTTCTTCTACGATTTGAAACAATTTACGTGTAGCGTCGATGTACGCTTCTTGGATTGTGGCATCAAAGACATGCTTACTCACTGCGACAACTAGGATTTCTTCAGTCGGAAGCTTTCTGTATTCATCCCAGTACGTGAATAGTGCCTCCGTAATCGTTTTATACACTGCGGCGTTAAAATACTTCGTTTTGACTATCCCACGAGCCCGAGCAAGAAAATCCTGATCTCTGGCCATGAGTCCAACCAAAAGTTCTTGGAACTCTGGAGCAAGAAAATCTTGGAATTGCAGGTCATCAGTCGGCATACCCCCCCCTATGGCACATATAGTGCATACATACAAAATTTATTTATGGCGCCAGAACAAACCCCGCCAAGAAAGAAATACCCATTCTTTTGATCATTTATTTCATCTGTGTGACAGACCCACGGTGTTTTAACAAAGAAATATGCTTTCCAATAGCCCATTTTTTGACGATCGGCGGGGCAATGGTAATAATATTGTCTTTTGTCTTCACTGCGATTGTCCACCACGGGGAACGGCAATACCACCATGCAGAGTCATCCGTAAATGCTTTCGAGCTTTTCTCCATGAGTTCTTTACCTCAAGAGGCGCAGAGTACAGTACTTTGTCATACAAGTTTAATAATTCAGCCCGTACTTTTCGCATGTGCTTCTTCCCATGGATCTTTACGAGTCCTTCATACACGTAAGTATGCCATACGTCTGGAGCATCGAGAAGGATGTCGTAAAGTATCTTGATATTCTTCTCGTAATTTACCTTCCATACCCGTGGGTCTGAGATGCTGACCCACGGGTTGTTTGAAGTACTCACTGCTTCTAACAGGACATCTTCTTTTTTTCGTAACCAAGGGTACACGATCTCGATGGAAGATGGGTCAGTAGAGGATTGAACATTTCGTTTTGACCAGGAAAGCCACCTTCGTCGATCGGCTCCAGAGTTGGAAAGAAAATAAGTAAGCGGAATCCAGCGCAAGCCATGCCAGCTACCGGAGGAGAATTGCGCCCCAAAAGGATAACAGCAGCGTGCCCACTGAAGAAACAAAAACAGATAAGCAATATACTCAGGATCAAACCAAGAAAAAAGCCTTTCAGAGTTCGGGTCTTGTGTGAAGACATCGTGCATCCTTTCACGGAGTGCGACGACCGTCGGATAGGTTTTCGGTGGTGGTTTCGGCGGGAGTCTCAGTGGAGTTTCAATCTTGTATGCAAGAGCGTAGCGGTGGAGCGCGAGATAAGCAGACCATACGTTTTCGTTAGTGATTGTCAATTACACCCCTCAGAGTGCGAATTTCATTTTTAAGTCTTTTAATCTTCTTGTTTTGTTTTTTCGTGGTCGCCAATAACAAGAGAGAACCTGTAATCATTTGATTTTCAATTTCGATTGCTCGTTCCCATCCCTTCCAAGCAAGAGATCGTGCCTCCATCGTTTCGTTGCAGAGATCAGCAAGAATACGTTTTCCTTCATTGTATGAATCATGAAGATCATTCATGTACAGGTTCCCCAAACGAGATCCTCTGGGATGTTTGTCTTGAGTCGTTTGGCGTGCTGATGCATAAAGATCTGAATTCTTTGTAGACTTACCTTCTTCCTTCTTTTTATCCGTCCCGAAGCGCCTGGTGATGTAAAGTTGTAATAGAGTGGTCCATCAAGAGTGAAGCGAGGATCAATCTTGCTTTCCGTCCACCATTGCGGAGCACCGTAGTTTGGATCTTCAAAGACGTTATCCATTAAAATCCATACCTTCTTTGGTATGCCTCCTCTGCTCGTATTTGTGCTTCGAACCTGCGTTGGTTTTCATATCGTTCCAACGTCTTTTCGTCAAGAGCCTTCTCGTCAACTACGAGAATTTTTCCTGAACCATTACATTCCGGGCATGGTTGATCGTATACTCCTCGAAAATAATCTTCCGGGAAATCAGGGTCGTCATAGCACGCTTCCGACCATTCGGAAGAAGTAAATCCTCCTCCGTCTGGTTCGATGTGACGTGTGGTCGTACCTTCTCCCTGGCAAGAATCACAAATTTCCCATTCAGCAGGAAGAAACACTTCCTCTTCCCACCCATCGTCGTCAATCATCAAAAAGCGAATGGTCGCCACCCCAGTCATCTCCACTTCTGTATTCGAATGTTTTGCCAACCCTGCTTATGGCAAACGGTGCTCCACAGCACGAGCATCCCCTTTCGTAGAATGACCTTCCAGTAGCAGTTTCAAACGAACGGATAGCTTCTCCAATAGAAGAAGCCCTAATGTATGTTGATCTTCTCCAGCCGTGCGGGACAGGGGCACCACCACAGAATGGTTCCCAAGGCTCATCCCCTTCATAGGAGGGTTTATCCCAATCTTTAGGGAGTTTCCATCCAGCGGCAAAAAGGTTTTTGTAATCCTGTTCAGTAAGCCACCAATCTCCTCCTGAGTTGTTTTCCTGAAGTTCATACTTATGCTTGGCCATTGCACGCCTTTCTGAATTTCTGTGCATCAAAGCGGTCGTTATCCTCTTCGAAGAAATCGACAAAAAGATTTACAATGTCTTTAGAAGAAAAAATGATTCCGTGTTCATCGCAGTCGAGAAAGAGTTCACGTATAAGCTTGGCAGCTCGCTTATAGTCTTTTCTAGACATTTGGTTTTCCTCCACTGAAGAGATACCCAAGAATTAGTGTAATGGCGTCTTCTACATGTTTGTCGTCTTCCTTCTTTTGCTTTCGAGGAAGTGGGAGTTCATCTTTGTGTTCTTTGGTTTCGGGGTACTCGAAGGGATTGAAATCAGGATTACTTTTCATGAATATTCCCATGTGTATGGAATGCTTCTATTGACTTTCCAGTCAAGAGCATTACGGCGAGCGTCAATGAACACATTGACTGCTACGAAGACAAGTATTTCTTTTCCGCCGGAAAGAAACACCTTAACAGATGAATATTCTTTGTCTGGAATTTCACGAAAACAGACAATTTTTGATGCGGGGATGAACCTTCCATCACTCGTAACTAATAAATCACCGATTCTTCCTATTGAACGTGTTTTTACTGGATGTGTTCCGTCGAGATCCGGGTAGTCTTCTATTCTTGTACGAGCGGCCTCAAGGACGATGTCTTTTGACATTCTCATTAACCTATCCTTTCTACACGAAA